AGACGCCCATAGGTCGTCCGCACATTGGATAACATCCGCAACTTCCGGCGGTATCTCATCGGGGTTTTCTTCAGCAAAAATAAGTAGGTTAGCTCGAACTGACTTGTCGATTGAATATTTCTTATCGCCATCTTTATACACTTCCATTAGTTTTTTAGCTTCATCACCAACACGTTCAAGCACCCATTCACGCATTTTAGGGCTTCGGACGGAGGTGATTTCACCTTGTGTTACTTCGGCGACAATCTGCTCAATTTCTTGTAATTCTTCGTCAGCATAACGCACTGCGGCTTCGCACAGGGGCTTATCTAATAACACCCCACGGTCATTGATGCGCTCGTTAACATGGTAATCAAGCAACTCATCATTGGATAATTGGCGCATTGCCATGCTGATCGAGCGCATGGTTCGCACATCTTGTAGGGCGTAGTTACCCATTTCTGCCAACAAGGTGGGGTCTGTATTGAATGTACCATCTGCCTTGGGGATACACAACAGACGGATAAGTTGATTGCCTCGGTGATCCTTACGCATACTGCTACTAGCAAAGCGCCCAACGTCCTCAAGTGAACCTGGCGCGCAGTTAGCCCGTGCTTGTGCAGCGGTGCAGTACCACTGCTCTAATTTGGGGGTATGTACTTGAAAATCTTGGCATAAGACAAACTCAGTAATCAGGCGGTCAAAGCCTGCGTTATGCGCCCTAATCTGACCATCATTAAAAAAATGATGCTTTACAAGATTAGGGAAGGGTAAGTCAGGCGTCCACAGGGCAACGTCCTCATCATCAAAGGCATACGCCATGCAGATGATCTCGGTGCTTGGATCCTGAGCGTAGTTATACGATCCACGGGTGCGTAAATCGCACCGACTACGCGTTTCGTAATCAAGCCAGAGTATGCTCATTATTCTCTAACTTTCATCATATGTAAAAGTCCATCTAGCAGGGGCATTATGGGCTTCAATTCTAGCCCTCATTATTTGCGCTCTAGCTTCTTTTGTTGGGGGCAAATAATTTCCATTTTTCCATTTATTGTCCATTCCCACGTTTCTAGCTATGTTTGTGCTATCTACAGAAGCAAAAGGTAATTTAGTAAAAATAGCAGGGTTTAGCATACGCAATCCATGTAATTTACAAATTGGTCTACCTTGATCGTCACAAATAACGTCCATTGCTTTATATATTTGAACCCACCAATCTTTGCTTCCAACTGAAGCATACGCACCAGAACTGCCAATGCAAATACGATAATAATTATTTGCTAATTCTTCAAGCCTTTCTAATGATTCGTGCATATGCCAAACAGGTACACCAAACCATAGTGGCAAAGGACAATCTCTTAAAAGAGCTTCATTATCTTCTTCGGTTCCATCAATTACATCTGGAATAATTGCAAAATCGCAGGACGGAACTTTTTTAAGGTCTAAAGCCCAATCATAAAATCCTGTCCAATCTTTAACAGGTTTTCCGCTTTTCCATGCGCTAAAAGCTCCATTGTCTAAAGCAAAAGATTGGCATACTTCAATAGCCGTACCTACTTGGTCAGGGTGTGCATACGAAACAAAAGCGTGGCCAGCCTGAACCGCATAATTAGCTACTGTTGCTGGTGTTATTGGTAGTCCGTGGTAATGAATCATAAATAATGTTCTTTTTGAATGTTTTGTTTTTCAAAATGCCGCCTAAATTTACGCAAAGCGCCTTTTAAAGCAGTTTCAACTTCTGTTTGCGTAAGGTTTAATTGTTCAGCGATATCAGAAATATTCATGTCTGTACTTTCCCTAATGTAAGGATTAAAGTTTTTTGTACCTTTTTTACGCATTTTATTAAATCTCCAATGTGCATTTGTCGCCAGAGGCTTTGCGTTCAACCGTAACTTCGCAAAGACCTTTTAAATCTTTACAAAAATCAGCAATATAAAGGCATAAATTTTCTAATGTTGGAATACCTAAACCTTCAACATTGTCTAAAAACTTGTGGTCTAAACGGACTTTTAAAGGCGCAATAACCCAATTAAAATGATTAAAATCTTTAACCATTCCATCTTTGTCAAGCTCACCCCTAACTGAAATGCTTGCGTGGTATGTATGCCCATGTATGTTTTCCGATTGCATTTTGGTATGAACATCTACATACCTACCTTTTAAAGTATGCGCAGCATCAAAATAAAATGTTTGTGTAAGTTTCACTATATTGTCCTTTACTGTAATTTAAGGGTGGGACGGCAGTCTTTTTAGACTTATAACCTCGTTATCTCGTGCTGAATAGTGTCAGCCGTCCCATTTTTTACTCTGCTACGGGTTCAACTACAGGTGCTTGTTGCGCATTGATCTGCGCTATTGCTTGCTCTTTAATCTTATCTACAAGGCCAACATTTAAGGCACCAAGCAATACGTTGATTTCATCAATAGATAATTTCAAGTTAATTTCCATCTTAAGCTCCTGAACGACGGCGACGTGCCGGCGCTGCTTCAGCTTCTACAGGCGCTTCAATTTCAGGCGCTTCTTCAGCTTGGGCATCACCATCCATACCAACCCATTCCAACACTTTGAACACTGGGGTAAAAATACGACCATAAGACTTATGGGTGTAGTGTTCTTTACCTAATTGAACTACTGGTACAGGCTTAGATTGATCTTTTTCTACTTGTGTTGCGATAGCTACTGCTAAGGCTTGAACCGCTTTCTTACCGCCAACTGACGTTGTGGTGTAACGGGCTTCCATACCTTTATCTTCACCATCCAAGCACTTCATAGACATACCAACTTGAGTTTCCCAACCCTTTTTAGCACCAGGAGGCGCTGCTTCGAGTTCAGGCAATGGCTGGCTTACGCTGACCATCTTCTCAGCCAATACTTCACCATCACCCCAAGCGATATAGCCGTGAACAAAAGAGAAAGGATTAACTGCCCAAGTGGAGGCATCTTCGATTTCGGTCTGATCTGCACCGAATACCCAATGACCTGTTTTGTCCATCTTAATGATGACGGTACCTGCTGCTCCTACGTCGGTTTCGATAGTACGCAAGGCTGTAGCCAATGACTTTACTGAAGGGAGATTTGCACCAGAGAATGTTGTGATATTAGACATGATTTGATTCCTTATTGAATTTTAGAAAGGGCTGCGGTGAGTTGCTGCCCGATTTGTAATACCGCAGGTCTTGGATCAGATTCCTCAACCAACGTACTGCCACTACTTACTGCTACTACTTGATTGGTAGGCAATTGCTTGCCATGCTTTTTCAATACTTTTTCAGCTTGGGCTGGAGATATTACTTTACTTGTGAGCAATTCTTCTTCGGGTATACCCTCGTTCATCATAGCAACCAAAGCCTGATCGTCATCAGCCCATTGGCGAATAGCGCGTTTAGCGACCAATTTAAAGCCTGGCACGGGTTTGCCAGCTTCCAAGACTTGATGCGCTACAGAGCGTACGTCAGCGATCCACTGCTCAAGCATATCGGCTTTTTTGAGGTATTCAGCTATCTGTCCTACGTTAAGCAGGTCAATCTGAGCGTGTAGAGTGCGGTCTGCAAGACCTGTCATCTTAGGACAAGTAGGTTTGGCAGCACACCAACGGCAATGGTCGCCTGTGTTTAGAGGCGCGTCAGGCATCTGGCTGATCTTGACCGCCGTTGCTAACTCTTGCTCAAACAATTTGATGCGCTTGGTAGTTGTAACCCAACGCTTTACACTTGGTGGTTGAACAATGATGCACTCAATTTCGTCGCAATCATCAAACACCCATTGGACTTCGGGAGTACGCATGGCTGCTGCTGCGTAAAACATCAGTTGAGGATTATCGTCCGCACCCACAGGAACTCCGCTACCAAACTTCCAATCCAATATGAAAGCGCGTTTCCCAATACGACCAAGCAAATCGGTACTACCAAACACGCCAGGAAGAAAGTCGCCAAAGCCAACACGTGTTTCAGTTGCATATTCCATCTCCTTATTAGGGTCGATTGCGTCTAAAGCTGCTAGGGCAGGATAGACTTTCTCATCAAGTAATTCTTGGGTCAGGGTAATATCCTCGTACTGCATACCAAGCAAAGACTCAGGCGTTACGCCATCGGCAAGGATCTTATCCATCACGCTATGTAAGAGGGTGCCTTCGTCAGCGTATTT